CTGTAGAATTTCTTGGGGGTAATGCTGAAATTATTTTTAGTGAAAATGATTTGCCTGAAGATGACAAAGACGAATTTGTAATCCATTAACTTATCCCTGCCAAAATTTCAATAATAAAATCAAAGAAATCAGGATCGCCATTTGCAAACGCCAATGGATCAGCATACAAATATTGAATGCCCATTGATATTATTTCTGTTGCCAATATTTCTCCATTTTTGTCCAAATATTCTTTTCCCATATAAGGGTGCATAAAATCATCTTTGCGCGTTTTCTCATCTGAGCTATAATTTTCTCCTGTAAGATGCTTTAACGATTCGAGGATTGAGTTTTTTGTGCGCCTTTTATAAAAAGATATTGCTTTTTCAAAAATTGATTTATTAGACAACTCTAAATGATGTCCTAATTCATGAATGATTGTTTCTATTGAACTATATTTATTGACATAAACTACATTTTTCCAATAATAACTCCTATTAGTTCTATTTATTTCTATAGTAACAGAATCAATCTTTACATTTGAATTTTTCAATTTATTAAATATATCAACTGCTTCTTCCTGCCGTTTTAATACACTAGAGTCACGTACGGTATATTTAACATCAATATTAGATGGTGATTTTGCATAAATAGTTTGACGTTGTTTTTCTAAAATCTTTTTGCTCAATTCATTCTTTTTATTTTCAATTTGTGCTAGTTCTTTTAAAACCTCGATTCTTTCAGAACTTCCCAAATTTAATTGATTTAATTTCTCAATTAGTAAATCTTGTTTATTACCTAATAACGACAACTCACTATTTTCATTAGACAAATCAAGATTTAATAATTCATTTCTTATATCTTCGCCTCGGAAAACAGTAGTTTTAGGAATTTCAATAATTTGGTAAGTTACATTGGGTACAATCGGTTTGATTGCGTTATTTCTAGTTGTAATAATTGTCTCTCTTGCTCGTTGCCGGGTAAGTCCAGTTTCTTTGATAAATTCCCGCATCGTAAATTGCCATTGTTTAACCTTTGCGGTTTCCTGTGTGGCGTCAAACCCAGCCGCTTTTAATGCCGTCTCTTGACGTTTCCAAAAACGTAACTTACGCTCGATGCCTCGTTGAATCTGTGTCGCCTCGTACACACTTATCTTTTCACCATTGTAAATAACTGTTTTGTTGGCGTAACTTTTCAACTCGGTGGCTTTATAGGCGCTCTCCGAAATTCCCTCGAAAAACGGATAAAAAGAATGCCGGCAGTTCCAGCCTCCCAGCCCCGCTCCCGTCCCGTAGCCAGTTGTTGCAACAAAAGGAGGGTACTCAGTGGATGTTCCAGAGCGGGAATATACTTTCCCTTGCCAGGATTCGTGATTTTCAGGTCCCTCGCCCTGGTTGCGCGCTCCAATATGCGCTGAAACCTGTACCAAGTCTTGCCCTAACTCATCGGATCGCGCCATTTGCAGCTGACCGGTTGTTTGTGATATCCCCGTCAGCACAGCCCGCCGCATGGCAACATCAAGTTTGTCGCGTTTGCCAGTTGTGTAATCTATTACCTCCAAACCCTTGCGGGCTGCCGTTTTTACTGCATGTCGTAGCGCTTGTTCGTAGCTCATAGCGCCTGTACTTATCTGCATGTATGCCAGGTCAGCTGCGTGAATGAATGCTTGCTGTGCGGCGATGGCGGTTGTTTTCGTCAGATTGTTGACAACTCCATTTGTCTTTATGAGTCCCGCTCGTAAAACATTTAACATCGCGGGAGACAGATTCAATGGCAAAGGTTTGAATCCTGCACGCAAATAAATGGCATCGTCAAATGCCATTGCCTTGACGCCCGCTTGCGTCAAAATGGTTTTTATCTGTTTTTCTGATTTCCCGGTCAGGCTGGAAAGTTTTTTAATGATGTCTTTATAGAGCGCGCCCGATTCATTCAGACGTTGCGCCTGCCATCCAGCAGATGCAATATCCATATTTGCCAGTCTGCGCGCAATATCCTGCATAACGGACAATTCATATTCCGCATACAGATCAAGAATGGAATTGGAAAGCGTGTCAAACTGATCAGCAGTTAACATTATTCGTTATCAAAAAAACCTACCGATTGTTGTTCCTGGGTAACAAGCGCAATCTTTTCACGCGCAGTCTGCTCATCCTCGCCGTAATTTCGCATGCGAAACTCAATCTTGCTCATAATGCCCATGGAAACCGCCTCAGCGTCCTGTGTGAACGCTGTGTCATGATCCGCGACAATGCTATCATCCCACCAGTAGGATACTGAATACGTGCCTTTTGGACCCAGGTTTCCAATATCTGTCCAATTGGACATTGCATACAACAAACTATCAAGCGCGATCTGCAATGATTTCTGCGTATCGGTGATGGTTGCGTATGTCCGCTGTTTGCTCATTTTGATTTCCGTTGCTGTCAGCGCCACTGTGGACGGATCTGAAATGGTACCCTGCGCCAGACCGCATGTAAACTCAATACGCTTCAGAATTGCATCCAAACCCGCCACGATATTTGCCTCCCTCCACTTAGGCGTCCCCTCTTCACACAACGCCTCGCCGTCAATTTTGCCAATGCCCTTCATGGTTCTATACAATCTGCGATGAGGCAGAATGGGCTTGTTATCTGCATCCCGGTCAAACATATCTACATCGGCATACAATGCGCGTTTGCCGCTCTCAAACTCCCATAACAAATCACTCCATTGATGGTCTGCCTGCTCGATCAATTCCACTGCGCGTGAATACACTGACACACCCAGCGGCGATGTGGGATCAATATTATTTGCAAACGGCATTTTGAAATATGCAAACAACGGACGGTCAATATTTAAAATTGTGACTTCAGGCTCCAAATCTGACCACTCGCCAATTGCCGTCAATGGAATTTCATTGCCTAGAGCCTCCTTCGATGTAGATCTGAATGCGCGATTCATGATCTTGTATCCATCATTCGCAAGCGTATGATATTCCAGCCGCGTATAATACACATTGCCGTTAATTTTTTGATCGGCAAACGCGCAGGCGGTCATATCGCCATTTGCGTCAAATGTAATTGGATAAAACTGATCAGCCTGCACAAAATCCACCGAGATATTTTTGCCATCAATGTATGGCTTAAACATCATGCCGCCCTTTGCAGCTGCATACTCAGTATGGGTACGAAGTTTTGCCAGCACTGTGCGCATTTGCTTTGCCAGGTAATCAGCCCGCGCAGATCCACTCAGCGTCATATCCATTTCAATCGTCACCGCGCGCGCCACCTCTGCCGCAATTGCCGCCGGCAGGTTGAGCGATTTGACATAATCGTTCAACCAGTTTGCCTTATTGGTATACATTAATGACCATGTTTGCAGGGCATTTGCCATGTCCGAATTGATTGCCACATCCACGCGCAATGCAGTTTTCACAGATGATGCATTAAACATATTTGACCAAACCTTTCTAATCCATTCAAGAAATTTAGAAAACATTATTCTGCCTCACGCATTTGTATTTGTGTTTCAACCAGGCGCTTTTTCGCATTATGCAGCCTGCTAGACCGGCAATAGGGACATTGGTTATTATTTCTACATATCGCGCTTTTGCGCTTGGAGCGGTTAATATGCCGTTTTATTTTCGCCATTACTCACCTCGCCGCCGCCAGATAAGATTTGTTGCATATCTGACTGCGTCAATTGCGTGATTGTTCGCATCTGGATAGGCATTAATAACCTCGCCATCCTTTGTGCGCTCAAATTCATATTCAAGAAATTCCTGCGCCGTGTATGGCGCTCGAGTGTTGTCAATAATGATCGCGGTCAGTCCTTGCAACCATTTGATGCTGTATTTAACGCTTTCAGGTCCCTTTTCTGCGCCACGACACGAAGAACCATAGGCGCGAAAATCGCCAATACTTTTGGGTTCTGCGCTGTCAGCAATTAATAAATCGGATGACTTGAGATTGTATTCCACCAAGCTTTCGTAAAGCGCCTTATTGCTTTGTTTCCACCGTCGCACCTCGCCAAAAACATACAATGTGCGTCGGGCTGCGTCATAATTGCATCGGCTGTAATGTGCCGGATCTGGATAATAGCCCCAGTCCAGACCATGCAACACATGATCAAATTGCGCAATCTCATCATCCCCAATCGCGCGAACCTGAACATTTGTAAAGACTGCGCCGCCGGTATTATTTGCAATTCCTAAATATTCGTGTTCATACGCAGTAGGATTTACATTCTTCAGGTGCTTGGCTTCATCCAGGAATGTTTTACCCAGCCACTCCGGAGGTACAGTCAGATATGTGGATTTATGCTGATATTGTGTATCTTTTGGTATCGTGACATATCGGTTTGCCCAGTTATTTGCTGTTTGCGGAGGATTGAATGATTTGAAGATGTATGCCTTATCCCCGCCACGAATAACTGATTGTTCAATATTGCGGACAGCCTCAGGTCCATGGTATTGATCTAATTCCTCAAACCACAAGATGCCAATATACCCAAACTGTGGCTTGATGCTTTTGATCTTGCCTGGATCATCTGCGCCGCGAAAATAGATTTTCTGCCCGGTTGGAATATATTCAATCTCCAATGGACTCGTCGTACATTTGAACGCATCAGACAATCCCAACATATCAATGGACCAGACCAGTTGAGCATACACTGAATCGCGCAGCGTGTCCTTAACCTGCCGCAGGGCAACGCCATGCACATCAGGATTATTCAATAGCAGATAAATAAATGCCAGGGAAACAAATGACGATTTGGTTGATCCTCGCCCGCCCAAAAACACATACTCAGTATGCTTTGATGCCGCTATATCCCGGTACGCATTCGTAAATGATGGCGCAAGCATATCGGCGGGCAACGAAAACGCCTGGGCGTTTGCCACTGCGCCATCCGTCACAATCGCCATTTCGGTACGCGCTGGACCATCTACATGCGCATTGATAAATTTATATAGATCAATCCAATCTTTGGTTGATATTTTACGCTTTGCGATTCTGCCATTGAATGAAATGTATCCAGTCATTAAAGCCATCACCGCGCGTTGCACAATTATCTCGTTTTTCGGAATTCCGCCTTGGTCTTTTTCGAGTTCCGATCTCAATAATTGTGCCAGCGCGCGCGCATTTGGAGGACGACCGTTGGGATTTGGGCTCTTCATGCCCTTAACCCATCGTGGATTACCCGCCATGGCTACCCTTTTGATTGCTCCTGTTTCTGGCGTCTGCCGCTAATGAAGGGTACAGGTGTGCCACCCAGGTCTATTACCTGTCGCACCAGCTGTTCAGCCCAACCGCGCAGATCGCTGATTTCCATTTCCTGCAACGCAGTTTTAAGTTCCAATTGTTCAATACGTTTCAGTAGGGGAGCTGAAAACTTTTCCCATGCGCTCGATATGTCCAATGCGTTTTGTGCCTTTGTGCGCCGCAGCGACACAATATAGGACGTAATGCCGCCTGCGCCAAAGATAATTGCAGCGATTTGTAATATTGTTTCCCAGGTCATTTTCAGCCCCCAAAAAATTATCCGCGTGCGTGTGTCTTTAAAGTCAGTTCTGACAATTCATTCACCAGACCATCCAGCACTTTTTTGAGCAATACGTTATAAACAAGAGTGGCAAATGAAACCGGCACAGCCAGAGCAACCAGCACATCAGAGATCCATATCAACAGCGCGGCAACAAAACTAAGCGGATCCGAAAATACGCCAAAGACCGGAACCACGAAGCCACTCCATAACAACGCCAACCCAAAAGATGCAACGTATAGTAACACTGTCAGCCAATCGCGCCGGATAACCACATTCGGAAATTTCCCAACGATCAACTTTGCAATGTAAACAAACGCAGACGCCAACAAGCCAATGATGTATAACTGCACATCATTTACAACTGGCTCACTACCTTCTTGTTCCAAGCCCAGCGCCATGACCGGAGCCACGATCGCAAAAGCCAACACTAACACCAAAAACACTAAACTAATTTTTTTCATTTTATGACAGCCTCCATTGCCGCCAATACCAATACTACAAAGATCATCAACATTTGGAAAGTACCTAAAAGTGGACTATTTCATTCAACCTCCATTTTCTCCGCCTCCCTCTTCCGCTTCCGAATCTCCCGCTCAACCGTCAGTTGCAGCGTCTTAGACCATCGCCTTGTCGCGATGAATTCAGGCGTCTGTAAATACTCCAAGGCATTTTCTAATTCTTCCAGGCTTGCAAACCTGGCAACATCCTTTGCATAATCCGCGCCACCGCCCACGATTTGTTCTGGTTTGTAACTCATGCTCGTAACCTCCACATCGCATACAACATGATCAACTGCGCCCGATTGCGCAAACCCAAACGTTCTCGCGCGCGATAAACATGACGCTTTACAGTCTCACGCGTAATTCCAAGTACGTGCGCTGTTTCCTTCGTTGTCCAACCCTCTGCGAGATAGGCAACAATTTCCAATTGACGAGGCGTCAGCGCCAAGCGTAAATCATTGCGTATCATCATTTTTCTCTTCATCTTCATCCAACAACGGAAATGGTTCATAGATTTCATCTTCGGCAATCTGATACACCTCGCCGTTGTCATAAATGATAATCATCCCCATATTCCAATTTCCCTGGCAAGTTGACTCACTGCCTGCGTCTCATTCAACGTATGCATCCGCGCGTACAAATTGATTACATCCATCGGCTTCATATTGCACACGTGACAACCGCATATTTGCCGGCGCGCATCAATCCAAAATGATGGCTTTTGATCATCGTGAAACGGACAGACCGCCGCCAACCAGCGCCCATCCATTGACGTTCCAACAGCCTCAGGAAAGAACGATTCTATTCGTACATAGGATTTCACCTTTTTGATTAAATCGGCGCTCTCCGTCGCTCCTGAAGCCGCCTGGAATGCATCATAGTCTTGTTTCTGAACCGCAATCGGCGCCAACGGCAGCGTCGCCTTTCTTTCAATCGCAGACTCGGAAACCAAGGGAAATAAATCCAGCGGCAAGATTGTATCCAGACTGAAAACGCGCGGAAAATAATATGCAGTATTCTGAGGAGTGTAAACTGCTCCTGATGGATGTACGCAGCCTGGACCTGCCACATACCCATGCACTTTCAGATCCACGCCCGCGCGTCGTTGATTTTGATAATCTCCGTACAAACGAATATACACATGCGCGCCCCGGGCTGTTTTTACCAGGTATGGCAAGCCGCCATAAATATCATCCCCGCGTATTTGGGAAAACCACAATTGCCAAATTTCATATGCGCGCGGATCATCAAAGTCAATTACCGCAAGATTGCCCCAGCCCATTACCACGCCATAATTTTGCCACTCAGAAAACAGCCACCGGCGCAAATCGTACTGAGTAGGCAGTTGGCTTTTATAACGCTCCCACGTTCCGCCCATTAGTTCAGACGCCGGCTCTTTTCCCCGGTGCCTGAGCGGTATTACTGCTATTCCTCTGTCCAGAAATTGCGTTGCGTAGTATAGTCGGTTCATCATGTTCTTATCTAATGTGTTTTGCAATTTGGCGCGTTTTTGGTTCAATTCGCGCGGTTTTATCTGTAACATTCAAAATCTATCTGTAACATTTACCCGCCTAAATAAGGTGGGTTTCTTCTATATAAGATGTGCGCTATAGACAAAGAAAAATGTTACATGTTACAGATAATTCTTAATTAAAAATAAAAAACAAATTTATTTTTAATATATTTAATGCAAGTTACGTGTAACATCTGTAACATTATGGCAAATAATCAATGCCAAAATAACCACGTTGTAACGAACCCCCAATCCGCTTAACTTTTGGTTTATCCAATCCCAACTTTGTTAGCGCCCGCGCCAGTTTGCGCGCGTCTATTTCTGCGCCCACGCGCAAATTTCCCTTATTGGGGTCTTTCAGCGTCTCCATGATTTCCATGGAGGACAGCCACCAATTTTGATTGGCAGGGTCAATCTTGAAGTGTTTCTTGATTGTTTCCTCGACCGGATCCAATACTCGGTAGTCCTCGTTTATTGCGGCAATTTGCTCTCGTTCCCAATCGGTTGTTGGCTGCCAGCTTTCGCCCGCCAGATACAAACTCATTGCCTGCGCCCATACCTGGTGTACATTCATATTTTTTGCATAGTCCCAGTCAATGGCGGTAATTTTTTCGGTGTAGAACATGCGGTCTGCGGTGGGAAGAAAACCCTCCTCGTTATTGATTGTGCCAATGAAGCTCGTAAGCGCCGGTAGTATCGTGTCCATGCGTCCGTATTTGCGCCGGAAAACAACCACTTCCTGGCGGATGTATCCCTTGATCGCCTCCCAGTCGGTTTTACGCATTGAGGATCCCAACTCCTGCACTTCCCACAACCAATATTCTCCCAGGCGTCGTTTGTCGTCCTCGTTGTGCGGATTTATTTCCGCCTGCTGAAAATATGCTGGAAGAGGTGATGCAAGCCATTTGGCAAAGTTCGATTTCCCAATGCCCTGGGGACCGTCCAAAACAAACATGCGATTTTGCGCGCCTGTCAGGGTCTTCGCGCAGACGCCGATCAACCACCGGCGCAGGAAAATTGCGAACATGCCGTATTGACTTGTGAAATAACCTGCCAGATCTGCAATCGGATCACCACCCTCAAAAGATAGGTTGTTCAGGTAATCTCGTATGGGATGATAGCGATTCTCGCCGGCTGCTCGGTAGATGGTTGCCTCAATTAATGGCATACGCGGTTCGCCAATGTCATTCATTTCACATTGGATCGTTTTGAGATTGAAATCATCCAAAAGGGCGCCGTTGTTTTCAATGCCTCGGCAGACGTTATACCGAAAACTATAACCATGAGTTTGAAGCCATCGCGCAATATCGGTTGATTTTGGTTTCTTCGACTTTGCCCGCGCTTGATTTTTGATTGCGACATGCGCTGTAATACGCTGGTGCACTGCTCGCCGCATTGCGTCTCTTACCGGATTGTCAAATTGTGTCAGCGCGTCAAGGTAGGTTTTTCCAATATCATCGGCGTTGTTTTGAAGAATGTAGTCCCAAATTTGCTTCCAGGGCTGCGCGTCCGGCAAAATATAGTTAATCTGTTGCGATACGCCCAGCATGTGCGCCAGGCGTTCAAGCCCATCAATAAATTGTGCCGGATTTTCAGAGTCAAATGTGTCTGCTAAAATCTGCGCGTCTGGGTCGGTAATCTGCTGCAATAGCAGGTCTGCGTGAAGTGTGGAAGACATCATTACTATGTGTCATGCTGTAAGCAATAATTTCACGCTGCTTGCAAGTTCTTTTGTGTTTATTGTTATATCCTGACCACCAGAAACCTGCGCCAGGCGTTCCAGAAATTTTTTCCCGCCTCCGTTTGCAGGTCCAATATAAATTGTGTCAATTTTGTTTTTATACGTTTTCGCAATTGACAATGCGTCTGCCTCGCTATCTGGCTCGCCGTCGCTGATGACTATGAAGCGCATACCGTCAACATCTGCCATCTTTGCGAATCGCAATGCCTTCGCCAGTTCAGTCATGCCGCCGAAATCGAACGGAATACCGCTGGGGCAAAATTGCACATCCGATGAAAACGAAAGCAGCGCAATTTTGCCAGGCAGCGACGCTTGTATTTTTTTCAACTCATCACACGCCACTGCATAGCGTGACAAATTCTCTCCGTCGCGCATATCAGCGTTGTGCATACTGCCGGAGGTGTCTATTAGGATCACAATGTCAGCGTTCAAAAAACTTTCTGCCAGGCTCATCCCGCTTTGTTGCGCTATGGCTCCCAACGACCCGGGCACGATCTGTGTTTTTTCGCTCATGTTCTATTCTCCTCTCCAATGTAATTCATAATTTCAATTTTCAGACTTAACGGTACAAGAGGCGTTGCCTCGCGTAGTAATTTCAATGCGGTTTGCAATCGCAAGATGAGTGCAGGCACGCACGCACAGTGTTTTTCATTCTCGTTGCAGGACGCGCTTAAAATTTTTCGATACTCGTCTTTGTAATCCTGTATGGTCTCCTTCGCCGCCTCATACTCACACATGAGACAATACTGAGTACCTTCATTTGCATTGACAATGTATCGCGTTGAATGTCCGCAATCATTTATTTTTTCCATTCCGATTCTCGTTTTATATACATTCTGGACACAAATATTTTGGCATTTCTTCCTGGATCGCATCTGTTGTTGATCAACTTTTGTACTTGTACCAGGAAGGGACGTTGATACCCGCTTAGGGTTTTTGATTTTTCCAGTAGTTCGGTTATCATTTCAGATGTGGTTTTATGGTTGTGGTTCATGCGTTTTGCTAAAATAAAAAGATTCCGCCGGATTACCCTTGATGTTGAAATCTAAAATTTTGCCTCACCGCCGGCGGTTCCGGTGTTATGGCTTATTCTGTTTCTGTGTCTAACAATTCAAGAATTTTGGAACGGATATTCTCGCGTTCTTGTATTGCGTCTTTTGTTTCGCGCGTGTATGCGCTCCCCATTTCATTGAGGTGGGTTACATCATCTTGCGCGGAAATCAATGCGCCTAACAGATTTCTAAGACTGTATAAATTATCACTGGATAACGTGTTTTGCATTTTTCGTCTCCATTTCTGTTATTCATTTTCACCTTTCTGCGCGAGCCACCATCCGAACGGTACTCGGTAGAGGAAGCCTGTCAAGCCGCGGTTTTCAAACCATGCTCTGGCTTGTTCGTCTGTCTGCGCCAGGCTCCAGTGGCATTCATGCCAGATTTTTGCGCCGGTGATTGATAAAAACTCACGAACGGTCATTCTTCCACACTGACCAATGTTTGCCAGTTATGCCGTATTGCAATCCAACCCTCTGTTGGTGATGTAATGTGCAGCCAGGCTTCAGCGTTGGAATGTATTGCTACTTCCTCGCCCCGTACTGCGGTATAGCGAGGCAGAACGCCAAATTTTGTATATCCGATTCCCGGACCAGTTCTTACATTCACACCCGTGGATGAAATTACAGTGCCGGTATATTTTGTCTGTGGAATGGGCGCATTGGGAACATATCCATCAATCAAATTTTTGAAATCTTCTTCGGTGCCATTGAAATAGTTGTAATCGGGACCTTCCTGGTATTGCCACCATAACCAGGTTTTCCAAGGTCCAAATAAACTTGGTTGCGCAATAAAATCGTTATATTGTGCCACCCACAGATGCATCCCAGCCAAGAGGGGATAGAGCGATTTCAATTTGAATAACGCAGATGACCATCCCAGCAGTGCGGCAAAACCCGGCGATGTGTATGCGCCGCCTGGTTTGCCAGTCCAGCTTGTAAATTTTCCAATAACGCTCTCAATTAATCCATTTCCGGCATAGCGCGTTTTGCGATATTCCCGATCCGGCATGGTGATACGAGGTTTTTCCATATCCCACCACCAACCCAGGGGTCCAAAGTTTTGCCCCGGGAACGCGGCTTTGATTGCCCGCATGTGATAACTGCTGTCGTACCGGCTGTCAATCAGCCAATAGAGACCCCATGCCAGCCCAACCCGTTCACATTCAACAATGAAATTTTTAGGCAGGGAATAATAGCCTCCTTGACCGGCTTTACAAATTACGCCCCGTACCCCGCGAGCCTTTTCTTCTTCCGGATTCCAAATATTACCGGCGTACACGTCCAGCATAAGTATTGGATATTTTCGAGCTCGTTCTTCAAGAATTATGTTCATATTGCTCCTAAAGCTTTCGTAAGTATTTTGTCGGGATCCATGCCTCCTGACCATATTTGGCAATGAGAGGACAATAGATCTCTCCTGGAGATGGATCAACGATACGATTATTTTTTGTTACAACGTTAAATCTTTGAACAAACCAAGGCGTTCTCCATGGCGTAATGATTTTCGAACTTCCGACAACATCCGCGCGTAACGTCTCGACCTGGTAATATCCGTCCCGTTCGTCAATCACATGAAATACATTACCGCCCATTGCCAATAGTTCCAACTGCGCCCAACCTGCTTGATTGAACCAACCTGAGTGAGGGTTGGTGAGGTAATTCCATTTGCGTTTGCCAGGATTAAGATTTTTTATAAAGTCTTCCCATTTGTCAACTTTGACTCGCGCGCCGCTGGAATTTTTCTTTGGCGCTGTATAGATCGGAAAAACTTCAGGCGTGGATCCACTGCGTTTTCCATGCCAACTGGGAAGATTGACTCTCGCCGTATAGGGAGGTATTTCAAAATCATGCAGGTGGATGTATAGGTCATCTGGACGATATAGACATCCCGTTTCCCACCAGTCTGCCCGGTCAACTATTGTTCCTGGGTATCTCAACGCCAGCCAGCCATCCGCCAGGCGCGCCCACATTTCATTATTGGAAACAACTCGCAATTCATCAAACTCGAACATGGATCCCTGCGGCAATACATATGTTGACCAGCCAAATGTATTCGGTTCCGGTCGCACGCTCGCGCCTTTTGGGTAAATAACTATGCCTGTGTAATTCATGTTTATTAATTACCTCAGTGAATATCCTGCGTTTGACATATAGTGCATAACTTGAGTGAGATTGCTCAATTTTTCTTTCGGAAAAGCTGTAATAATGCGACCAGCGCCGTCGAGGATGACAACAAACCAGCCGATGCCGGGCAGATTGCAAACTTTCCCATAACGACCTGTATATGGATTGAAAAATTCAACTGCGTCAGGATCGCTGTTGCATTTTGATGCGCGTTCTGCATTGGAAAGCCCACGTTTCTCGATTACATGAAAACTCATATTTTGCAAATCTGGCAATATTGGCTGTATGGCTTGCAAAACCAGCGTTGCCAGAAGCGCAATCAAAATAACCGATATGGATTTCTCAGCGACCGCCATTGAGTACCTCCCACACAATATCGTTGCGCGCTTCAGGCAGCCAGGTTGCTTTCTCCAAACCGGCAATCATCAAAATATAAGTTGGCGCCTTCGCTCCTAGAAAAAGATTATGATAGACATTCACAAGAATCGCTCTTTGTATGTCGCTATCAAGAAAATATGGATAGATTAGAATCTGACAGAAAAGCCAGAATTCTAAAAATCGCATACGCAAACGAAATTTGAACGCATACAACTTTTCATGAAGTGCCAATAGAAAGAAAGAAAGTTTGATCATGCCCATACCTCCGTAAATGATGTGTCGCCTAATTTCCAGGACACAACCAGCGTGCGACCATGGACATCTCGAATGTCCTCCCAGGCAAAGATTTTCTTTACATGGAACAAACCCAACGATTCTGTTCCCGCCGCCATGATCAATCCACAGCGTAGTGGAGAACGATAGCTGCAGTTCTCGTCGCGTGTTTGTTTTTTTTCTTTATTGCGCAGGCTCATTTCCAAAGCCAGACCTGCGTTATATCGCTGCCGATTGTTCTTCAAAACATCGTATGCGTGCTGAATTCTCAAAAATTGTTCCTGAGCATCTGGCTCCCGGCATGTATCCGGATGCCATTGCAATGCCATTCTGCGATATGCGGATTTGA